CCCCTACCCAATACTCCATCGCCCGAAGAGTAGAATTAAATGCGTCATCCCTTACGGATGCTATCAAGAATAATCCTGATGGGTTCACTGTAAAAATTGATGGAAGCCCCGCCCCTAAAACTGGTTTTGTAGTAGCTCCAATTAAGGCCGCAGAAAATATAATAGAATCGGACAGTTTAAACGAAGAAACAATTCAGGAGTTTGTCCGAACTTTATTAGCAACTGCCGAGGCTACTGGGGAAGAGGTTTACGCTGGAGGGTGGCTTAATCAGGATAATAATAAATATTATCTTGATGCCGTTCAAATATACGACAATCTTGACACAGCATTATATGTGGCTGACAGTAACTCACAATTGGCAATATTTGATATAGGAGAGTTCAATGAAATCGAAACAAGTGAAGGAATCGAAAGACTCAAACAATCTGGAACTTATAACAGTCAAACCAGGGATGAGTTTCGAAGAAGTGGAGAAGAATCTAGTCGCCGCTTTACGGAAATCAGGGGTTCCGATAGATGGGTACAATTATCCCGACCAAGAGTAGAGGAACAACCAGCCGCTCAATATTCAATTGCCCGAAAAGCAGAACCAGGAGTAGTTGTACTTCGCCACGCCGGTCCTGAACTTGAGGGCGGTAAACTCGATCTGAGCTTTACGGGCCGCGCGAACAACCCTGATTCTATAAATCCAAGAATGACCAGTGGCATCTCGTTTTCAACCAAAGAGGGCGAACATGGAGCCTATGCGGCAGGCAGGCGACAATATGAAGTGCGATTACCAGAGGAAGATTTGTCCGGCGTTGTGGACTTTTTTACAAAGGTTAGAGACCTCCCCCCTGAGCAGCGGCAAGCGATTGTCGAGTTATCGGGCCGCACTCCGAGCGGAGTAATGGATGGCGAATCAGTGGGTAACGCGATCTCTCGTATTCGCAACGACGTTGAAAACGGTACTGACCTTTTGGTTGAGCGCGGCATCAGCGGTTTCAACAAAAAAGGTGTTCAAGAAATTGTTATTTGGGACCAAAACCTCCTAGATAACGCAGAACTGCTTGACGTTACCGGAGGTAATAAGGTTACGCTGCGGCAAGCAACGCCGCGCAGAGAAACAACCGCTCAGTATTCAATTAAGAGGCGCGAGGTAGAATCGACGGATGTTCAGAAAGGACACCTTTCCAGAACGCAATCATGGTTTTCTAGGTTGGCAAAAGACTTGGGCTATGACTCCTCCCGTATGCCAGCGGATGCATTTGACATCGCGCACATTGTAACGCCTCAACTTAAAAATGACGCCTCTTTAATATGGAATGGCAGGGCGTGGCCTGTGATTATACACAGAGGTGTTAATAAGAATCTCGAAGGTCGAGACAAGGGCTTTGGACTAGTTCACGCTAATCGTCACCGCACCGAAATAGTTGAAAATACACCGGCAAATAGTGTCTCTGATTTTGTTGAGATTGTTATGGGTGCGTATTGGCCTCATAGAGATGGACAGGCGCGGGACCAGCAAGTTGATGATCGAGCCAAGAATTTCGAGCTTAGTAGGCAGGACAATGGCCTCATTAAGTTAAAGTGGAACAACCCAGAATGGAAGTATCCCTCCACGCTTATATTCCGTGAGGTTCCATTTGATATGTTCCCCAACGTGGTATCGGCAAGACCTGAGCTTAAAGGCAGGGGTTATATGGCTCTTGTCACGGCCTTCCCGAACAATGCGAACAAAAAAGACGTTACCCGGCCTATGGATAGCCCAGTCATTAATCCAAACGCAAGCGTTGCGGCAACGCAGGCTGCGAATGAATCAATTGCTGGGGAAAATCCAAATCCAAAACGAGAGACATTAAAACTCAGAAAGCAATACAGTCTAAAGCGCAGGTACGCGCAACTCCCTCCTGAAGAGAAGGCTCTTCATAAAAAAATTATAGGTGGGTCACCCCCCGACCAAACCCTTGGAGAAAAAGTTCTGGGGATAGAGGGGCTTGATAAATACAACCCCAATAATCCGTGGGGATGGCGCACAAAATTCCGCCATGAGCTTGTTGATAAATGGGCAAGTGTTTTCAAGACCGAGAAACTTGTGCAGAAGAAACGCAAACAAGAGGGGCTGGATCACGACATTGCAACTGACTCGGCAGCTTCTGCTGCGTTTTCTCTTTTGGATAGAGCGTCTGGAGTAATATCTGCCATATTAACAGTTGGCCCACCAATATATGATCGTGGTCGCATCTACGCTATCAATTCAAATAGCTTAAAGGTTTCTGCGGCAGCAGGAAAAAATCGGGATAAAGTCAGGGCTAATTACCAGAGGGCTATGGATCGCCTCATAGAGGAAAGCGCTTATCAGGAAATTGTGGTTGACCCTGTTACAGGGGAACAAACAACCAAACAAATACGCTGGGAAAGTGCGGATGAGGTGGATGGGCTTCTCAATATTCTGAAGCCTCTGGAAAGTAAGGGGCTGTTAGAATCATTTCTCCTCTACTCCATCGGCAAACGCGCTCAGAGGTTAAACGCTGAGGGGCGTGAAAAAACCCTGACAGATGCAGACATTGAGGCAGCATTAGCAATTGGAGAAAAAGACCCTGCCATCAAACAAGCGCACAGGAAATACCAGCTTTGGAATAATTCTGTTGTAAATATGATGGTGGACGCAGGTGTCATTTCTCAGGACATGGCGACACTCTGGAAACAAAATGCAGACTATCTCCCCTTTTACAGGGAGCTTTATGATGATGCGGGCGTTGCTTATCGCGTGGTATCAGGCGAAGGAACCCCCACTAAAGACATGCTTTACAAGACACTGGATGACAACAAAAACAATAAAATGTTCCAGAGTTTTTGGAAGACAAAGCAGCCCCGCGAACTCAAAGGGGGTAAGCCAGTCTATTGGGTCATGGTCAATGATGTTGCCGACAGCGGAAGATACACCTCGCCTGACAGCAAACAATTACAGGATAGGTTGCAAGCACTAAAGGAACTTAATAAAAATGATCCCAATGCCAATGTAAGAATTGCGGTTGATAACCAGAGGATTGCCGATCCTCTTAATAACATCTTACAAAATGCGAGCGCTGCTGTAACAGCCTCCATGCAAAACATTGCCGTAAGCCGTGCAATTAGGGACATGCTTTATCTCAACCTTGCCGCTTCCATCCCCGAGGACAACAGGGAGCCTCATCCCAACAGGCTCGGTGTCCGAATTAAGGGTGAAACAAAATGGTTTGAGGTACAAGACAGCATGTTGGTGAATGCCCTTCAGGCAACAGGCGATGTCAGTATGCCGTTTCTTGGGCTTCAGGCCACACCAGCCCGTTTCTTGCGCGAGATGGTGACCAAAGACCCGTCCTTCATGGCAGCAAATATGTTGAGGGACACGCTCTCATCGTGGGTTACATCGGGCGTAAATGTAACTCCTGTCGTTGGTACTTTAAAAGGGTACGGCGATGCTCTGATGGGAACATCTTCTGCAAAAGCCCTCATTGCGAGCGGAGTTGTCGGCGGGTACGACTTTAAGGGTGACTCCAAAAATGTGATGAAAGCCTTCCGCAAGCACATGAAGCTGAAAAGCCCAGTGCGCCATCCATTTGTTTCCATGTGGAACGCGCTGGACAGTATCAGTGGCGCGTCTGACTCCTCCACAAGAATAGCTGTTTATAATAGGGTACTCAAGGAAACGGGGGATGAGACAAGGGCCATTGTTGAAGCGCTGGAGGTAATTAACTTTTCGCGTAAGGGCGCAAATTCAGGTATGCGCTATCTGACCGCCGTTGTGCCGTTCTTAAATGCTCGCGTCCAGGGGCTTGATGTTCTGTACCGTGGTGCAAAGGGCGATATTGCTTCTGTTGACAAAGCAAAACGAAGAAAGAGGTTCTACTTTAGGGCGTTGATGATCGTTTCCCTGACCGCTGCTTACCACATGGCTCAGAACGCAGGAGACGAAGAAGATAATCCTTGGTATCACAATGCCCCTGAGCATGAGAAAGACAATTTTTGGATCATTCCTCCCACATGGTTTGGCGGTACACGGGACAGTTTGGCCTTCCGTATACCGATTCCATTTGAAGTTGGCATTCTCTTTAAGGTTATCCCCGAAAGAATTATGCAACTTATTGAAGGCTCAACAGACGGGCGCGAGATTGGCGAGGCATCGGTGCGTCATCTCACCACTACATTTAATTTGTCCTTCCCGCAGTGGTTCCAGCCTGCTTTCGAGGGAATGATAAATCACAGCTTTTACTCAGGGCGTCCAGTTGTCTCTTACTGGCAGGGGCGAAATGAAGGTTGGATGGCAAATCCTGAGAGCGCATCCCCCGTTGCAATTGCCCTATCCGAAGCGCTTGATGAGGACTTAGCAGTGCGGGTTAGCGCACAAAAAATTGACCATGTTATACGGGGATATATCGGAACTCTTGGAAGTTATGCGCTCTCGATGGCGGATTCTGTTGCCCGAAATGCAATAGACCTTCCAGATCGTGCAGCAAAGTCTGCACATGAAGAAGATGTTATCCGCAGATTTTTGCAGGAACCCGAAGGCAAGGGGCCGCTTCAGACTTTTTATGACTTAAAGACTGAGCTAGATATTTTTACTCAAACAATGAACTCCCTCACAGAGGGCGGAGATTTAAATAGGGCAGACAAGTATCAACTGTCACGCCTGAACCTAGAGATGCATCGACCAGTAATAGAAGCGTTGCGCGAAGAGATAACCGCCTTGAGGCTTTTCCGCAAACAACTGTTCAACGACAGGTCTCTCACCCCAGAAGAAAAGCGGGATAGTGTTGAGGGGGTTGACCGACAAATCAACGAACTTCTCCATTCACATAACATTAAAAAACTGAGAACAGAAGCATTGACCAGACAATGAATATTCCCCAGCTAAAAAAACAGATAATTTCCCACGAGGGAATGAAACTTGAACTCTATAAATGCACGGCGGGCTATTGGACGATTGGCGTGGGGAGAAATTTATCGAGCAGGGGCATCTCTGTAGAGACCGCTGTTGATATGCTGGATGAAGACATAGACATATGTGTCTTGGAACTGGATAGAGTTTTCCCGTGGTGGCGCAAAGGAAACGATGCAAGACAACATGCGCTCATAGATTTACACTTCAATCTTGGTGTTAACACGTTGTTATCATTCAAGAAAACGATGAATTTGTGGGAAGAAGCCGTTCATGGTAGGGTAAATTGGTCGCAGGTGGCAGACGAACTTTTAAACTCTAATTACGCAAAACAACTGCCTAATCGCAGTAAAACAATTGCGACTATGATTGAAACAGGGGAGCTTCAGTAGAGGCCAAGGAGATAGAATGGATATTGCCAAGTGGATGATGAACCGAGCGTTGGAGCCATCAACGTGGGCAGCGGGAGCGGCTGTCTGTATTGGTGTTTCGGTGATTGTAGATAATTTTTGGGTTGCCGTTGCTGGCATAGCTGTTGCTGGCATAGCTGTAATCTTGCGCGAAAGGGGCGTGATCTAAATGCTTGCTGGCCTCATCCCCATCGCCATGACCTTGGCCTCCGAGTTTCTGCCTGATCTTGTGGGCAGCTTAGTCGGAAAGGATGCTGAAAAGGTTGCGGAAAGGGTCGTGAATGTAGCTTCCTCGATTACGGGGACAAACATATCCTCCGAGGCGGAGGGGATTGAGGCCATCAAGAAGTTCCGTGCAAATCCAGATTTGCAGCTTGAACTACAGATGCAACTCAGCCATGAGAGGCTTGAGTCTGCGAGAATACACGCTCAGGACAGGATGTCAGCAAGGGATATGGCTGGGCGGTCTTCCCTCCATGCATGGGCGGTGTGTGCAATGTCAATCCTCGTTGTGGTTGGGTTTTCTATAATGCTGTGGCTCATCCTGGCCGACCCAATCCCTGACGGAAATTCGGAAATCATCTACATATTGTTGGGAACGCTTGCGGCTGCATTTACGCAAACATGCAATTTCTGGCTTGGATCAAGCCGTTCAAGCCAAGAGAAAACCGATCAAATTACTAAGCTAAAGAAGTAATATTGATTGGCTAATGCTTATTATTGAAAAATTATTAAGCTCATCTTTCCGTAAACGAAATGAATTTGGGACGAGTGTTTTTTACGACCCCAATTTACTTCCAATTTCTAAAGACCTTAAAGAGAACTTCAGCGTTATCCGCATGGAGTATGATAATATTATTAAAAGGTACGAAGACTTTGCGCCTTTTCAGCATATAAGTCCGCATCAGACTTATATTTCCAACGATGATAAATGGCGATTATTTTTTTTAAAGGGTGCAGGCATCTGGTTCCGAAGAAATTGCGGGCAAATGCCAAACACTACAAAAATCCTCAAGAAACACTCATACGTTATAAGCGCATATATTAGCGTTCTCGGTCCTCATAAAAAATTAAACCCCCATAGCGGGCCTTACTCAGGCGTGCTGAGGCTGCACTTGGCGCTTGATGTTCCTGAACCGCAGCTATGTTATATAAGTGTTGGCGGTCAAATAGGGTGTTGGCAAGAGGGGGAGCTTCTCTTCTTTGATGACACATATAATCATTTTGCCGTTAATGATTCAGATCACAAACGAGCAGTCCTTTTTATGGACATACTAAAACCACTCCCGTTGCATCTTCGTATTATCAATCGACTTATCATCAAGGTATCGAGAATTTTTCCCTATGTCTGGATACCATTGCTTCGCCACAGAAAATGGGAAAGGGGTTTTTATGCAAAAAAGAGAAGAGGTCGAAAGACTTAGTCTTCTTGGTCACACTGAGGGCGACATGATTGAATGCCCGTGGTGCGCCGCGATTACCCGTCTAATTGAAATACACGCGCACCTTGGTTGCCCAGTTTGTAAGCGTCCTGTCTATGATTGCTGCGATGGCGAAACAGCAGAAAACAGCGCACGTTAACACCCCAACAGTAACAAAACCCAGTGCAATCAGACCGCTATAGATAATCGTTCCGTTACAGTTTTTAAATAATCTGGCGAAAATTTCGCGTACACCTTTTCTGTTATTCGACTATCCTTATGCCCCAGCAATCTTGAGACATCAATAAGGGGTGCGCCGTCCATCACAAGATGAGACGCAACAGTATGCCTCAGAACGTGAGGCGTCACATCAATCAGGTCAGCTTTCTCGACCATCTTATCCCACGACTTCCTAAAATCACGAATACGTCTGCCGTTTTTGTTAATGACATACGGGCAATCGCTTTTGTGTTGTTCTAAGAACTGGCGCAACTCTACGCCAAGGGGGACAATGCCTCTGTTTTTTCTTCTGGCGTGGTCTGGTGACGAAGGATCATTAAAGTCAACAAACCCCTGATCCCAGAAAATCTGATCTTGCCTCAGACCTAGAATTGCTTCTTTACGTTGACCCGTTAGAAGAGCCACCCCGACAAATGCATACAGGTGTGGGTATTCTTTTGAGGCCTGAACAAGGCGTTTACACTCGTCTTTAGTTAGGAACCGCTGCCTTGCTTCTGGTGTTGGTAGTCGGGCAATAACAATTTGCTGGGAAATATATGATTGTTTGTTTGCCCACCGTAAGGCAGCAGACAGAACACCTAACTCAAAATTTATTGTTCCGCCTGCTACGCAGGTGGCGCGAGATTTTATATATTTCGAGATATGCTGTCCTGTGAGGTTACTAACCTTAACCTTGCCGAGGAGAGGC